AGGATGGGTTACACGCACTCGGTTGTTGGGTAAGGCAACAATATTACCCGTCCATTCTCCAGCATCTAATAGCTGCAATACATGAGCCTGTTTGTGTTGCGCAGGGTCATCTGCAACGTCTGTATCGGTGTAATCTACAGTAAACATATACTTAGCTGGATAAAATCCACCTTCAATCTTTGCCATCCAAGGGCAAGGACTAGCTCTTTCAAGAGTATATACAGCGTGCGTATGTGACGGACAGTCCCAAGGCTGCGCGTTGTGTACCGCCATTGGGATAGGCCAAGCCTCTAAAGGCTCATCGGCTACCAAAGCAGTTATGGGCATTCTAGCCCACATCGCACCGCCATGAACGTTTTCGTCACCGTCTTCATCCGCTTCACATCCTGTAAAAATGATTTGAAAACTTAAACAGCGATTTGGCATCGTAGTTACCGCAATAGCCATAGCATGAAGGAATTCGCCGTGATAACGCTCATGATTGACCGTATATTCACGACGAACCCAACACTTAAAGTGTGGTATATTGCTTTGCAGAAATGGCATATTAAGATCTTACAACCTTCATACCCAATCTTTTTGCCGCAGAACGTAGTTGAGATACTGTCATTTTCGCTCCACCTTTGGCTGCGCCCTTAGTCGCTACACCTCCACCTCTCATTTTAGCCACGCCGCCTTTGGCATAACCTTTTTTAGTCATACCGCCGCCACGCATCTTACGGACGCCACCTTTAGCTGCACCTTTTTTCTTCATCATTTCTTAGTTCCTTTTTTCAATGATTTAACACGTCTGGGTTTTCCTGCTGGTTGCCCAATACGATTCTTCTGAGCTACTCTACTACTTTTTTCCGCTTTTGTCATCTCTGATGATGTCTTGGGTGTTTTAGAACTTACGCGTTTGCTTGGACGACAATAGGGAGTACCCCTTTTTTCGCCCTTTTTGCGACCACAGGGCTTCCCTGTTTTGACATCTACCCAGTCTTCTCTAAACCATCGCTTTAGGGCAGCACCTTTTTTTGTTTTGCGAACAGTCATTATTTTAAACTTGTTACTTTTCTACGACTGGTCATTACTTTACCACATCCATTTGCAATCGCTTCTCCTCCAGCTAACATTCTACGAACTGGACGTTTACGATACTCATTAGAAGGCATGATTTCACCACCCATTTTCTTTTTAGTAACTTTATTTCCCCAATTACTTGAACCAACTTTACGACATTTAGCTATTGCTCCACTAGCGTATGCGCTTGGGAATACCTTGTATCTTGCTTTTACCTTTTTGTAACATGCGTCTTTTGGCATTTTTTTTCACCTTTCGCTTCATAGGAGGCTTACTAATCTGTTGAGACATTTGAGAACGTCCTATAGCCATTATTTAGATCCAAAATCCATTAAAACACCCATTAATACATCGCTATTGATAAGACCGGCAAACACCAAAGCCCCCACAATCATCCATTTTCCTTGAAAAACAGCTACTTTAACTTCTCTTACAGAAGATTGAAGTTTATCAACGCTGTCAATCAAATGCTTTTGATTGGTTCGCCACTCAGTAAACTCTATCTCAAGCTCATGTACTGTTTTATCAGGCATTAACATCCCCCAAGCCTTAGCATTTCCACCTCTTACGGGCTTGACGCAACCTTGAATTAGGATCTTTAGCTGCTTTAGGAAACTTCTTCATTTGACCCGCAGATCTTGCACAATATGACTTACGCCGCTTTGCATCTTTGCTGCCCTTCTTAACTTTGCCAGTAACAGCAGTCTTTAACTTAGAGCCGGGATTCTTTTTACGGTAAGCTTTAACGCCTTTTTCAGTCATTCCCGCCCCAGATTTAGTGGGGCGAAAATTCTTTTTATTACGCTTCGGCATTTTGCCTTTGCTGGTAGCAGTCATTGGAGACTCCTATGCGTGAAACGCCGTAATCATATGTGCGTGAGATATACTATACACTACAGACAAGCTTGCTTTAAACAAAACGCCCTCTTCTGGTATATATACATCGTCCGCCGCGTTGTTGACGCCGCTGGTTTTTGTCTTGAAAACAATAGTTCCAGATTCAGGAGTACCGTCAAGAAACTCAATAACTCCGGCTGTTGCCGTAGAAATTGTAGTAAATGCTTTAAGCCTAGATCTTTCATTAAAGAAAGTTGCAGCAGCATTAGCAGTCATGCCGATTGACGCATTATTTGCATATTGAGCGCTTGGGGTAGCAGAAACAATAGTTTTGAAATACTTAGTTCCTGTCACCGTTGCTGCTGATCCTGTAGACTGTATAACTTCAGACATAACATTATCTCTTATATCTGTACCAACAATTGTAATGGTTTTGCCATTATCACTTGTTCCAGTCGTAGTAACGGTCAAGAAACGCCCATGATTATGCGTAAAAGATCCATTGGCAATAGTATAACCAGCCTCTACTGTAGGATTTGCCGCCGCAGCAACAAAAGTTGTACTAGCGGCCTGACCATCTTGTATTGTGGTTGCAATTATGTCTGAGCCTGCCATTACAGAACCCTCCTTTCAGTTGTCCTACTTACAAGCCACTGCCATCTGTGCCAAATGTTAGGTCGTACACATGATAGTAAACACGCAACTCAATATTACCGCCCGTCGCGGCTGATGCACCAACGCCGCCTGTTATTCTCACAGGGTGAGTGGTACTCATAACAAAGCCCATCACTGTGCCAGAAGTAGCATCTGTAAACGAGATTTCAAAGTTGCCTACATCGGCGTCAGCATTGTCAAGGATGCCGTCTGCATCGACAACAGCATTATCGGTGCGAACCTCAACAAAACCTAAATCGAATGTCGGGTTTGTTCCACCAGTGGCAGAGGCAATGCCTTCAACTCGCGTGATGATAGCGTTTACAGGTAGGATAAGAGGCAATGCACTGGGACCAGTAGCAAGTGGACCGCGCCGAATATTTGTTGTAGCTGCCGCAGTAGGGTCTGGAATATACCCCTGAGCAACAAGCCTAACCGCGCCAGCAACTTGTGCATTGTTTGTTTTTTGAGCCTGCCCTACGCGGACTGGACCTGAAAAAGTTGTAGTACCCATGATTTTCTCCTGTCTGGGTTAAGTCAGTCACATCATGCGACTGTCAGGGAATAACTTTTTATACAACACTGAAGAACAAAAAGAAAGAGGCGATCCGAAGACCGCCTCTAACCAATAAAACAAGGTTTTATTATACGCCGGGAGAACCGAACACAGCGCGTGGATCGGAATAGCCAAAGCTATAACGCTCACGAGCTTTGAAGCGCATGTTGCCTGTGTCAAAATCAGCTTCCATGTTTGTACGCATTGGTGAGCGTTCAAAATGTTTAAAGCCGTTTGGAGCATCAGTCTTAACGAACCAAGCATCAGGATCTGTTAAGAAATGGTTAACACTGTAACCACCCGGTAACATTCCCATGTTCTTCATTGCGTTAATATCATTGTCTGCTGTTCCAACACGAAGATTAGATTCCAACAAACGCTCTGCAACGAATTGCAGTTGTGGTGGAATAATCATCGTCATGCCGCGAAGAGCAATGATCATGTTACGCTCATCAACGAATGTTGAGATATCAATAAGAGAATTCTCAAGTGAAGTTTCGTTGAGGTCTGAAGGAGTCAATGGTTCGTTACGGAATGTACCACCACCAGATAGGGGGTGAGCAAGTGAGCAAAGCTCAACGCCGTCGCCGCCTGTGAAGTTAGCATCAAACGCATTGTTTAGCGTAGCTGCTGACTTTACTTGCTTTGTGTGCGCCATAGAACGAGCCAAAGCACGAGTATAACGAGCACCAAGGCGGTCATACAAGTTGTCTTCAACAGCTTCTTCGGTAAGAGCAAATGCAAGCGCTACAGTCTCGTGTGAGTAACGAGCAGTATATGCCTCATTTGCGTTATCAAACTCGACGCCAGATCCTTCGGATTTTGTGGGAGCATTCCCAAATCCGACGAGCATAACTTCTTCTTCAAACGCACGGTCTGATGATTCAGTATCGTAGATTGCAGCGTGTTCGTTTTCGTAGCGGTCATATTCCATGCCGAACAGAGCGTTGAGGCCCGGTTCTAGCTCTTTGACCAGTTGTGAACGTGAAATAGCCATAACTTAGTCTCCTTATGCCAGACCCGCAGTGCCAGCACTGAACAGATGGTTGTTAATTTTAACAATAACACAAGTATGTGTTGTTGCGGTGTCATTGCGCTCTGGATCTTGAGAAATATCCATAGCTTTAA